CGGATAGTTTAACAAGGCCTGTTGATTTAATAACTAAGCCTGAGATAGTGGATATTATAGCCCTAGGTACCTCACTTAAAATGTGCTTAGTTAAAGTTAATCAAGCTAATGGGCAGTTAAGGGCTATTGATAACTTGCAACCTTAATTGGTAATATAGTTTAATACCCTATATAATCTTATAATACAATTGGATAAAACTTAATGACAGAAGAAAATAAAGATGTTGCTGCTGATAAAACTGAAGTGTCTGTAGATTGGAGTAATCCTCCTTTGCTTGCAGATCTTAAAGCAGACTATACAGAAGCATTAAGTCATCATAATAGCCATGTGACGGATGTAGATGTTTGGCTGGATAATATGCATATCCGGGGTGCGGCTAAGCCTAAGGCCCGTACAGGACGTTCATCTATTGTACCTAAGCTTATACGTAAACAAGCTGAATGGCGGTATTCCTCTTTATCTGAAGCCTTCCTATCGCATGAGGATTTGTTCAATACTGAACCAGTTACCTTTGAAGATAAAAAGGCAGCTTACCAAAACGGCTTAGTATTAAATAACCAGTTTAATACTATTCTGGATAAAGTAAATTTTATTGATAATTATGTGAGAGCTGCTGTTGATGAAGGATCAGTGCTTGTTCGGTTGGGTTGGGAGTATGAGGATGAGGACATTGAGGTTCCTAATCTAATCCCTACAGAGGTCACAGACCCCTTTAAGCAACAATTGATCGAACAAGGTGCTGCATTAGTTATGCAGAATCCTGAAGGTGCTGCTGAGCAATTACCTCCAGAGTTGTTAGAAACAGTACAGTTATCCATTGAGATGGAAGCAATGGTTGAATTGCTCCCAGATCCTAATGAGCCTACTCGCACAGAGAAGAAGGTTCTAGTAAATAAACCTACTGTAGAAGTATGTGATTATAAGTCTTCTATTGTTGATCCTACTTGTAAGGGCATTATTAAGAATGCTAATTTTATTATATGGAAATTTGAAACCAGTTTAGGGCAGTTAGAAAGAGATGGGGATCGTTACCATAATTTAGAAAACATCAATTTAGAAAATAATGCTATAAGCGTGTCAGAGAGTTCAACTGGTGAGGAACAGATTAACTTTAATTTCAAGGATGATCCTCGTAAAAAGTTTGATGCTTATGAGTATTGGGGTTATTACGATATTGATGGTACAGGTATACCTCAGCCCTTTGTAGCTACTTGGGTTGGTGACACAATGATCCGTTTAGAGAAATCCCCTTTCCCTGATAAGCAATTACCTTTTGTATTGGTACAATACTTACCTGTACGCAAAGCTGTGTATGGTGAGCCTGATGGGGCTCTGTTAGAAGATAATCAGCAGATAGCTGGTGCAGTAATGAGGGGCATGATTGATATCATGGGTCGTTCGGCTGCAGGTCAGATTGGCTATCGTAAAGATGCCTTGGATATAACTAATTTACGTAAGTTCGAGGCAGGTAAAGATTATTCATTTAATCCTGGTGTCAATCCCGGGGATGCTTTTCATACACATATATTTCCTGAGATCCCTACTTCAGCTCCATTTCTATTAGAACAGCAGAATAATGATGCTGAGTCTATGACTGGTATAAAGGCTTTTGCAAATGGTGGTATCTCTGGTGAAGGTTTGGGTAAATCAGCTACAGCAGCACGTTCAGCTATTGATGCTGCAGGTAAACGCGAACTAGGCATACTTCGTAGATTAGCTGGTGGTATTATAGAAATTGGTCGTAAAATCATAGCAATGAATGCGGTATTTCTTTCAGAAGAAGAAATAGTTCGCATAACTAATGAAGAGTTTGTTACAATTGACCGAGAAGACTTAGCAGGTCGTATTGATATTAAGTTAAAGATCAGCACGGCAGAAGCAGATGATGCTAAGGCTCAAGAGTTATCATTTATGTTACAGACAGTTGGTAACTCGATGCCTCCTGAGTTTTCTTATATGATTATGGTAGAGATTGCTCGCTTACGTAAGATGCCAGAATTGGCTAAACGTATTGAAGAGTTTAAGCCCGAGCCTGATCCTATACAGCAGAAGATGGCTGAACTTTCTGTTGCTAGAGAAGAAGCTGAGATTGAGAAGATTCGTTCTGAGACTGCTGAGAATTATGCTGAAGCTAAATTGAATGAGGCTCAGACAGGTAAGGCACAGTCACAGAAGGATATTGAAGATTTGAAGTTTGTAGAGACTTCAGAAGGTGTTACCCAAGAACGGGATCTACAGAAAGGTAGAGTACAGGCTGAGGGCAATATAGCTCTTGAGCGTGAGAAGCAAGTTACTAAAGAAGCAGTGAAAGATTCCAAAGATGGAGCCAACTCAACTAATTCCGGTTGAGCCCTCCCAAGCTAAAGGAAGCATAATATGAGTCAAGTTGAAGAAGATTTACAAGAACTAAGTATCACAATGGAAGAAGCTAAGACAGCTATTGATACCCATGAAGCTTTGAAACGTTTGAAGGATAATAAAGATTTTAATCTAATCATTAATGAGAACTACTTTAAACTAGAAGCAGAAAGAATAGTCGGTGCCCGAGCAGAGCCCGCAATGATTATGAATGAAGCTGGTATGCAAATGCTGGATAACATGATTGTATCTATTGGTGGGCTGAGACAGTACTTTATTAAGATTCAGTCCCAGGGTAATCAAGCAGCTATGGCATTAGCTAGTCACAGAGAGACTGAAACAGATCTTCTCCGTGAACAGATGGAAGCGAGTGAGCTCCAGTAATGGAAGCTGATACTCTTGACCTTGAATCGATGGATGATGAGGCCATCATGAATATTGACCCGGGGAGCTTTAGCTCCCCTGAGTCTAAGGGAGCTGAGGATAAAACCAAGGCTGATGATAGTAAGAATGAGTCTGCTGAAGATGATTCAGACCAGGAAAACCCCGATGGAGAGGCAGATGGTGCTGCTACCGAAGAAGGTTCCTCTGAAGATTTAACTGAAGCAGGTAATGCCTTTGCAGATGAACAAGGCGATTCTGATAGTGAGGATTCCACCTCCACAGAATCTGGGGATACCTCCGAGGACGACCAATCCGAAGATAAAGGTGATACAGATACTGATGAAGAAAATTCTGACACAGATGATGCTACCTTTGAAGCAAAATATAAAGAGCTTATGGCTCCTTTTAGAGCAGCAAAGCGAGAAGTCTCTTTAGATAATATTGAAGATGCTCGCCGGTTGATGCAGATGGGTGTTGATTACTCGCAAAAGATGCAAGCAATGAAACCTCATCAGAAGATACTACGCACTCTGGAGAAGGCTAAGCTCACCGATCCGTCAAGGATCAACTTTTTAATTGACCTGAGTAATAATAACCCAGAGGCAATCAAGAAGCTCCTTAAGGACAATGACATTGATCCGATGACATTGAACCTTGAGGGTAGTGAAAGCTACGAACCCACTGACCATACTCCTGGGGATAAGGAGTTAGCTGTTAGGGATGTCCTGGATAATATTAAGGATAGCCCAAGTTTTGAAAAAACAGTTGACATTATTTCCAATCAGATGGACACGGTTAGTAGAGAGAAACTACAAGAGAGTCCCGAGGTAATTGCTGAAATACATAATCACATCGAAGCGGGAATTTACCAAAAGGTAATTGATCGAGTCGAAAATGAGAGAATGTATGGGCGACTTACGGGCCTGTCTGACCTGCAAGCTTATTACCAAGTAGGTGATGCAATGTACAAGGAAGGAGTATTTGATGATACTTCCACCCCTAATACACCATCCACTTCTGGCAAGGGTACACAGGGTTCAGCACAGGATTCTGGATCAGCAGTGAGTAAAGGCAATGATGCCTCTAAAACTGATTTGCGGAATCGCAAGCGTGCTGCGAGCCCAACTAAGGGTAAACCAGCTAGTGGTGGGAAGGTGCTCCCAGTTTTGGCCGATTTAGATGATGATGCTATATTGGCCTTGGATCCATCTTCCTTTTAATGAACTTTAAAAAGGAAATGTATCATGGCTTTTGAAAATCCCCATGCGTATAACGATCCCATTAACGGTAGCCAATCCGATGTGGGTGGTCAGATTCGTACTGACCTGTACAAGCGTAAAGCACTTGTAGAGGCAGCCCGTGAAGCTTACTTTGGTCAGATGGCTGATGTAACTTACATGCCCAAGAATATGGGTAAAACAATTAAGATGTATCATTATCTTCCTATTTTGGATGATCGTAATGTTAATGATCAGGGTATTGATGCCCAAGGTGTATCCACAGGTGCTGGATTCGTATCTGCTACTACCATTGTTAGTCAGGTAATTAAAGCTACTGCTCCTGCAAGTGAAGGTGGTCAGTCTCTGTATTTCACAGGTCAGGCTACTGGTGCTAACTTGGCTGCTGCCAAAACTGCTGCTGATAACGTAGCTGAGGGTAACCTCTTTGGCTGGGCAATCAGTCAGGGTTATGTTGCCGCCGCTACTCTTGATTATGATGCTGCTGTAGTTATTCTGGTTGCAGCTAACTGGACAGTAGAGGTTATTGGCGTAGGTGATACTTACTCTAATTACGGTAATCTGTATGGTTCCAGCAAAGATGTTGGTACTATCGCGGCCAAGCTTCCTACTCTTTCTGAGTTTGGTGGCCGTGTCAACCGTGTAGGACATAAGCGTATCCAGCTGGAAGGTACTTTGGAGAAATTCGGTTTCTTTGACGAATATTCCCAGGAATCCTTGGACTTTGATACAGACGCAGATTTGCTGATGCACATCACTTCTGAAGTAGTTAAAGCTGCTAATGAAATGAATGAGGATCAATTGCAGATCGATTTGCTGAATGCTGCTGGTGTGGTTCGTTACGCCGGTAATGCAACAAGCACTGCCACTATTGGTGGTTCTACTGCTGCTGCAAATGCTGAAGATGTTATGGTCTATGATGACTTGGTTAAATTGGATATCGAGTTGGATGACAACCGTACTCCTAAGAATACTAAGCTGATCTCAGGCTCACGTATGGTTGATACTAAGACTGTACAAGCAGCTCGTTATGCTTATGTAGGCTCCAAGCTCCAACCAGCTCTGATGCGTATGACTGATTATCATGATGAGAAAGCATTCTTGCCGGTAGCTCAGTATGCTTCTGCAGGTAATATTGCTCGCGGTGAGTTTGGCTCAGTAGGTCCATTCCGTGTCATTGTAGTTCCTGAGATGATGCATTGGAATGCCGCTGGTGCTGCCGTTGGTGATACTGCTGATGAAGTAGTTCATTGGGGTCAAGATGAGGCAGGAGCCGCTAAGGTTAATGTCTACCCATTCTTGGTTGTAGGAGATGGCTCGTTTACTACTGTTGGTTTCCAGACTAGTGGTAAGTCAAACAAGTTCACCATTACCCATAAGAAGCCTGGACCTGAAGTGGCGAATCGTGATGATCCGTTCGGTGAGGTTGGTTTCTATTCCATCAAGTGGTGGTATGGTTTCATGATTCAGCGTCCTGAGCGTATTGCTCTGCTGAAGACAGTAGCAACCCTGTAAGGTTGTAGTTAGTAAATGGTAGCCCCTTCGGGGGCTACTTTCACAATAGTACTAGATCGGATAAATCTATAGGAGGCTCATATGAGCACAAATACACAGTTAGAAGAATTACAAGCTAAAGCAGATGTACTTGGTATTGAATACCATCATCGCACTGGAGTTGATAAATTAAGTGCTCAGATCGGAGCCTACCTTATGGCTAACCCTGCTAAAGCGGGTTTGCTGCTCCCTGAAGGCACCATACAGGGCGTTGAACCAGAAAAGGATACCCCAGTCCCAGTTAAGCCTAATTTGGACTATATACCCCTCACAGGGGACCAATATAAAGAAATGTCCCAGAAAGATGCTAAAACAAAGGTTGGGGCACTTCGCAGAATTAAATTTACAAACATGAATCAAAGTAAGAGGAGCTGGCCTGGTGAGTTTATTTCAGTTGGTTCTTCTAAATTAGGAACCTTTAAAAAGTATATTCCTTTTAATGGCGAACCTTATCATGTACCCCAGATTATTTACGATGTGATGAAAGAGCGTAAATGCTCAGGATTTCATACTGTGACTAATGGACGTGGGGATAAGATTCAAGAGAGTCATCTAATCGATGAATATGCAATTGTGGACCTACCACCTCTCACCAAAGCTGAGCTGCAGAAACTAGCTGATAAACAGCAATTAGCTAATGCGGGCTTGTAAGGATAAATTATGAGTACATATTCCGGTGAAACAGTAACCAGAGTTAATCAGTATACAAACTTAGCCCTCAACGAGGGCTTGTTTGACCAATTGATGACTGCGGTAGATAACCAATTAGATAAGCAATTTAAGTTGGATCGTATACGAGGTACTGCCTACGGTGAAGTGTATGTAGCTTCTATACAGGGAGCAATGCAGAATGCTACTCAATATCTATTAGGAACTATGTTCACTGAAGAGCAGAGAGCCAAGCTTGTTGCTGAGACTAGTCTTACGGCTAAGCAAGAAGAGAAGATAGATATTGAGAAGCAACTACTTGAGCTTGAAAGGGAAAAACTTAGGTTTGAAATTGATAAGTTATACCCTTTACAGGAATTGAAGGCAACAGCGGAAGTCACTCTTATTGAGGCTCAGATTTCTAAGATTAATAAAGAAATTGAATTCCTTACAGCTAAGATACGTACAGAGCAGGCTAATACTACTATGGGTATCGCTGATGCGAATAGCTTAATTGGTAAGCAGATGGATCTTTTAAGTGCCCAGAAGCTTGGTTTTGCTGGTGATCTTCAAATCAAGGCCACTAAGATATTGTCTGAATATGACACAGTGTTCTTATCTGTATGGGAAACTCCCGGTGCAGTAGAGCTGGCTTTAAAGACTCGGGAACAACTTGCTCTTGCTACCGCTATGGCTCAAGACATAAAGGACATTTAAACTCAAATGGGGAGTTTTAGCAGCAGTAAAACATATATTGCACATGCTGCTTCATCCCCCTTGTTTGAGGAACTGCCAGGTTCCTTTAAAAGTAATATCTTACAGACATCTTTTACTGGGGAATCCAAAGCAGGGGCTATCCTCTATACTATCAATACCGACCAATTTGCTCGTGCTAAATCTCAAATGCGATATGCTGCTAGAGAAGAGAATGGGTATATAAGAGGTTTGCCAACAAGTAATGCTGATTTTATCTCTATTGATCCTGTAGAGGTAGCTGCAGCTCTCACCAGAGCCGTTGGACCATATGACCTTATGCTTTCCACTACTAAGGGATTAAGGGATGAGGGGTTCTTCTTAGCTAAGGCCATACAAGATTTATTTTTGGATACTGCATACTTCCCTTGGGTTACTGCTCCCTTGAATACACATTGGAATGTTGATCTAGAAGAAATACAGATACCTGAAATTAATCCATTAGATGGTTCGTATTATACTTCTAATAATGATTATAGGTTTCTACGAGATGCTGAGACACCTAATTCCTCTTATCAAGTTTCCTTCCCTTATATAGACAAGGACGGCGAAGAACAAGCTTGGGATGTTTTATCCCCTATATCAATAGATCCTTTAATTACTGGTGAGAACTGGGTTATGGTTTCTTATAAGATTGGGGAAGAAGTACTTTATTGGACATATAAGGTGGGTTCAGGCCTTGATCCTGTATTTGAGGCAGCTATGCTTATTGAATCCAGACAGGAGGCCTTCCTACCAGTTGCTGTGCTTATGCAGGATAGGGTTTGGTTTGATGAGGATCCAGAATCTGAATTAGCTAAGTCCACCAATCGCTTTATGAAAAAGTTAGGCACTTCGGGTACTGAGGTCAGGGAAGGTTTTCAGGAACAAGAAGCTATAGATGATGCTGAGAACGATAATAAGAAATCTAATGCTGAAAAGTGGGATTTCTTTGTACATTATGCAGTACCTCTTAATACTAGGGTTAGGGGTGCTCGGGAATACTTATGGTATTTCTTTGAAGAAATGCGAGGATGGTCTACCCAGGATTCAGGTGATTACTATTCCTACTTAGCTTCAGGTAGTAAGGCTCAACCTACTAATGAGTTGACAGTTAAGGAAGCTGGGGATAATGGCTACAACGTATC